ATCTACATTTAAATCATTATCGAGTTTTACGTTTCCAGAATCAACCCATAACGCGTAGGGGTTTGTTAATGTAACGTTTGTTCCAGCTGATGGAGGACCTTTGACATAAAGTGTTGCAGCGTTTGTAATTGTAACGTCAGCATTTCCAGCAGCTACTGCTGACCCTTCTAAAGCTACACTAGTAAATGTAGCTGCGGTAGCTCCTTCCTCTGTGTTAGTATCAGTTAGAGTATTTGACTCTAGATGTATCATAGATCCATCACCAGGCGTTATATTTTTATTGTTTCTTAATCTTAAACCGTGACAATCTACTATATCTCCTAAAGCAGTAATATTTGAACTTCCTGCAAAACCATCTTTTAACCCATCTGGTGTAACTGCTAATTCAGCAGATGTACCAGTTGCTGTTTCGGCAGTTGTAGCTAATTCAACAATACCTTTGTTACTATTACTAGCATTTTCACCAGTTATTGTTATTGCTGGATAAGAGCCTCCACTATAACCTATTTGATCATTAGCTGTAGTATTAATTCCTTCACCGCCTTTTATTTGTATAATAGCGCCTGCTACGTTAGCAGTTCCATCAGGATTTCCAGCTGATGCATAACTACTTTCAGAGTCTGGAAGAAGAGATACTGTATTGGTAATTCCAGCTCCAATATCACTGAACAATTGAGTTCCAGTTCTATATATAACCTTTCCATCAGAATTTACACCAAGAAACTTATCTGGATCAGAACCACCAGCAACAGGTGACTCTAAATACAACCTTCTTTTTAATCTTAAATCATCATATGTTACTTGCGTTCCTATCCATTTCATTTTAAGTATTTATTTTTACATCTACTTTATCAGAAGACCCAACAGTTATAGTTAAACTAAACTCTTGACTATTATTATTAAAAGATATTAAATCACTATCATCTAATATTAAAGTAGATCCTGTAGGTATAACTAAACTTTTTATTAAGTAAAATGTAGTTCCACTTTTAGTTAAAGATAAACTCACTGTAGCATTTGCAGTATGAACATTAGCTAATGATATAGATTTTATTCTATTTATTCTTTCACCCGCTGGTATTAAGGTTTGAGAAACTGATGTAGCACCTAGTATATTATGGTACTTTGTAAGAGCCATTTTTAGCTAAATACTTGGTACTCTACTGTCATATCTGTACTTACGCTTGGTTTGATAGTAATATCATCATCTACATCCCAAGGAAAGAACATCCAGTCTCCACCATATAACCTACCTATTTCTTCAGTAGGTAAAGTACCGTCGTCATAAGTACCACTACCTACCGCGTTACCTATATGTACGTGGAAATATTCTGTATGATCTGTAGAAGGGTTGTTTATATACACGTAAGCATGTGTAGTAGAAACACTACCTGTAGTTATTAAATCTACATGATTAGTACTTGATAATACTTTTGTTACAGAAGTCATTGTGTTTAAGCCAGTAGTAGTACCAGCTGTATACAATGTAGAATCATTATTTATCGTGACATTACTATCTGTAACATCACTAGATATATTTATTGTTGCGTTTGTCGTTGCCATATTTAATTGTTTTATGCGTTAGTTAAAAAATCAGTATCTTCATGGAATAATGCATATTCTACTGGCACATCTCCAGTTGCCGCAGTCCAATTAGTAGCAGCTACTTCAATGTTAGCAGAGGTATCTGTTTGACTCCAAGGAATAAACATCCAATCTCCTGCGTAAAGTTTACCCACTGTTTGTGCATTTATAGTTATAGTTAAATAAAGCGTAGGATCTGTAGCTTTATTTACAATATATACTTTAGCCGCTAGATCATTACCCTCTGCATTAGCTGTAAGTAATACTTTGTTTGTTGTTGATCTTAAATGGACTCTATTTAATCCAGTTGATTGATCTAAATCAGTTGTTGTACCCGCTTTTGTACAGGTAGCAGTTTTAGAGACATTAACTGGATCACCAGCAATGTCTGCACTCGTTAATGTAATCGTTGCTGTTGTCGCCATATTTATTTATTTATTTATTATTAATTTATTGATCTTTACCCATTACCATAAACTCTATGCTAGTAGGGTTGTTTGAAGCATAAGCCTTATAAGTTTTATCACCATGCATAGGTATAAAACCCCAATCACCTGCATCTAATTGAAACTGTAATGGATCACCAGTACTAGTATCATCGTATACAAATATTTTATTACCCGCGGTAGTATCTAAGTTTTTAATATACAGATATGGAATAGCAGCGAAATCATCTGCCGTGTATAAGGTTATCTGCCCGCTAGCTGTACCTTTTGCTGTAGACGTAACTTTAACTCTAGCTAAACCCGTCGTGTCTTCTATTCCTGTCGCTGTACCAGTTTGTGTTAATGTTGCTGTTGTTGATAAAGACAACTCATCTGTTAGTAGATCTGTACTATTTAATGTTATTGTTGCTGTTGTTGTTGCCATATTTATTTATTTTTTAAGTATTCTTCAATATCTTTTATATATTTAGTTCTGCCATTTCTTGTAATAGCAATAACTTCTTGTTTTCTATTTGGTCTATCTGAAACCCAGCTAATGTGAACCCAATTAGGATTTCCATCAGGATATTCAGTTCCAAATTCCCAAACCATTTGATCAAAATCTAAATTATCTTTTATATAATGATACATTTCTGCGTTTGTCTTATGTCCAAATGTGTCGTCTATATCTATAGCTTGACCCTTCATATGTTGAGAGTACTTACTACCACCTATAGCGGTGTTTACAGGTTCGCCTCTAAAAAAGCTATTTATTTTTATTGGTCCACCTACCCATTCTCTTAATGGTTCAAACAAATTTTCAGCAACTTCTTTCATGCATTTAATTTGTTCTTCGTTAGGAGTATT